GAAATATGATAAAATATATTTAGGAGAATATAAATATCAATTTCCCTCTTTTAAAATTAATGGGGGGAGTTTTTTTATTTTTTAAGATCTGCTTTTAGCAAACTTATAACATATTCTTTAATTCCTATGCCTGATTCAGTTGCTTTTAATTTTACTTTTTTATGAAGTTCAGCTTCAACTTTAAAAGAAATATTTTTCATTGAGTTCTTATTTTCCATAAAAATCACTCCTCCACTTTTAACATTTTAACACGTAAACGTGTTTTTGTCAATATGGACTTTATTCCCCGTTAATTTCTCAACTATTGTTCCAATATTTCTTTTTTTACATCTGGGGCATATAAAATCATAGTTGAATCTACCCCCTTCCAGTTCGTATTCCATTTTCTTTTTCTTGCAGAATTTACATTTTAAAGCTTTTTTCACTAATTAATCCCCCTAATCTTTGTTCTTAAAACTAAAGCATACCAGGACATGTACTGCTGTCATTATGTACAGTCCAAAGTATTTTACTACTGTAATTAAATCTTTTGCATTATGAATTATAATTGTTGAAAAAAAGAAAATTATAATCACAAAAGCCAAAGATGTTATTTTCAATGATTGTATTATTTTATTTATCATTTTACCTTCCCTTCTTTTTCAATCAAAAAAGACCAGTTTTATTTGGTCTTTTTTTCTAATTCATTTATTCTTTTTTCATAATCTAATTTCTTTTCAAGATTTTCTATTTTTATTTTTGCTTCTTCCCAGTTTTTATCAACAGGATTATAGAAAAATATCCCTGTTAGTATCAAATTTATTCCAAATATTATTAGAATCCAAAACTTATATTTATTTTCAGAATCATATTTTATTAATGCAAATAATAGAGTCACAACAATTAAAATACTTCCCATTATTAACAGAATATTTGTCGGCAAATTATCTTGAATATTCAATATTCCTGTTACTCCTAGACCAATTACTGAAAATATGGATAAAAATATTCCCATTATTTCCAATATTTTTTTATCATGTTCTTTTTGTTCTTCAATTAATTTTTCTACTTTGGAATGTTGCGTTTTTGCAAATGAATTTAGTTTAGTAGTGTTATGAAAATTTGTCTGATTTTCTATTTTAGCTCTCTCTACATAACATTGGCAATAGTTAAATTGAACTTCATTTCTTAAAAATTTTAATTCCTGTAATTTTTCTTTTTCCTCATTTTTTTTTTGATTGAGACAATCTGTAATATTACCTAATAAATCATAAAATTCTTTTTCTTGTTCCATATATATTTTCCTAGTTTCAATAAGATTATCTTGTATAATTTTAGAATCATAAGTCAAACCTTCATTAAACATTTTATTTCTCAAGTTGTTTAATTCTTTTAATCTAAGTTCATCTTTTTTTATGATTTTACTATATCTGTCAAAAAAAACATCATATTCTTCATCCATAAAACTCCTCCTAAAATATAATACTATATTATACCTCAAGACCAAAAATATTCAACTGCCATTGTCCTGTTATTTCTATTTCTTTTCCTCGTAAATTTCTAAAGTTCCAGAAACTTCGTCATCTTCTATTACAAAAGTCCTATCATTCGTTGTTTTGTAATAAAATAATGTGATCCCGTCTTCCAGTTTTTCTGTTTTTTGAAGCCCTAATAATTCGCACATATCCATCAACAAGTCTTTTTCTAACAAATTATTGTCCCAGACTTCTAAAAATATTTTTTCAAATTTCTGTTTTTCTTTTTCTGTCATTTTCTTCCCTCCATTTTGTTAAATATCTCTTGCATAATAAATTCCTTTGCAATTGTTGTTTTTCCAATTTCATTTTCAATACTTTTTGAAACTATTTTAAATCCTTCGTCTAACGTTTCAATTATTTCTATTACTATATCTTGAACTTTAAGAACTGGGAGTTTTATTTCCATAAGTTCAAAGTTTTCTTTTGATATTCTCTGAACTTTTGCTCCTGTTGAATTTTTGAAAGCCTGTTTTCTGAAAAACTTTGAATAGTTCATATAAAATGAAATATATTTAAGATTAATCATATCCTTGAAACTTTCTTTTAAAGTTAAAACTGCAACATAGCCATTTAATGCCACTTTTTTTGTTCCAACATACAGTACAGCTCTGCCAACGTGAATCTTATCAAATTCCTCAAGACTTACTAAAATATCATTTCTATTCATTTTATTTGAAATATCAAACAATTCTTTTGAAATTTTAGTTTCAATATTTTCAACAGAAATATCGTATTTTCTTGATATATCGCTAAAAAATATTGCTGGATATCCGTTTTCGGCTATATCTTTCCTTCCAAAAACATCCTTTTTACTGTTAAAGCTTATATCAAATATATCCATAAGTCTTACTGTTGCAATGCCGTGAATAGACTGAATAACTTCAATTGCTTCTCTTGTGGTGTCATCGAACTGCATTTTTTACTTCCTTTCAACTGTTTTTCAAATTTATCACATATATTTCTTACTTTTTTTATATTTCCGAGTACATCTATATCAGCTCCCAGTTCGGATTTTAGAAATATTTCAATTTCAAGATTCTTTTCAAAACTTTTTATCCAGCCCTCTGAAATAGTTTTGTTAAGTTCTTCAATATTGATTTCTTCTTTTTCAATAATTTCATGTGGAGTTTTCCATCTGAAGTTTTCAGGAATTTCAGAAATCTCATGATGTATCTGTTTTTTTAATTTACAGTCATATATTTCCTGCCTAAGCTTCTTTGTTGTTTTTTCTTTATCCACAACAATAAAAATTACTTCTATTGATGTATCATCAAAGGCATTTCTTATCAAGTTCAATTCAGCCAAATTATTTCCTATCAGTTCCCTGAATTTTTGTTCTGTTTTTCTGTAACATACTCCAGGGAACAAGATATAAAAGGCAAATCTTTCAGTATATTTCAATGATTTTAAAACAAATATATCATCTACTTTTCCACTTTTTTTCCAGCCAAATTCCTTTTGAATATTCTCTTTTTCCTCATCTGTCAAACTTTTAAATTCTATTGAAAAAGGCGGATTCATTACTACAGCATTCACTATAAAATCATTACGTTTATAATTGAAAAAACTCTTTATTTCTAAATCTGTATCACTATAATTTCCCCTTGCTGTCAGTACTGACTGTTCCTGAATGTCAGCTCCATAAAGCTTTGATGGTTCAATAAACTGTTCAAGCTGTCCACTCCCTACTGCTCCATCAAATATTAGAGGATTTTTAATTTTGACATATTCTTTCACTTTTCTTGCCATGTATTGCCTTAATTCTATTCCTGTAATGTATTCAGCTAATTTCTTTGCTATTTTCCTGTTATTGTGTTCCTTAAAACTCATTTTGACCTCTCTATCTTTTTACTATCGCATCATCATAATATCCTTCCTTTAAGCGTTTTCTAAACAGCTTAAAGTGTCCAGGATAAGTGTCTAATAATTCATATACTAACTGAGGATTAAGATAAACTCCCTCTATATGATATAAATCCTCAAAATGCCTTTTTCCTCTATTGTGGAACAGATTATGATGTTCACGACATAAACTCATGAATGGAGTTTTAAGACCATCATCTTGATCCATTCCACCAATTGTATTGACATTATTATAATGATGTAAATAAACTGTATTATATTCATCATGCACTTTTCCACATATACAATATGTCCTTTTTCTCAGACATGCTATAACATATCTCTGAGTGATATTGTCTATTTCTAATATGTGTTTATACCTTTTATCGTGTTTTCCAAGTATATATAAATTTATTCCAAGTTCTAATGCCTGCTCTATGATAAACGAAATAAATTCATTTGCCGTTTCCATATCGCACCTTGCCGTTGAAAAGTCCATTCTGTCAGTTGCTATTGCAAATTGTTCTTTCATTAGTTCCTTAATTTCTAAAAGAGTATACCCCAGTTATTCTCCAAATTCTTTTAAAAGAACATGAATTAATCCATTTTGTGCTTGCGATAATTTTTTAACTGGGATAACTTTAATCGGCAGGTTATTAAAATACTCTTCAAGCTCCGTTTTTAGCCCGGCAGTTACCTTTTCGACTGGTAATGTAATTACAATCTGACTGTCTAGGATTTCAGCATTTGCCATTTTTTCATTGCCTTTCTTACTTTTCTGAATCTTATGTTTTCGAAAAGTCTTATATTAATCTTACAAAAATCATAATCAGCTTTTTCTATCTTTGCTCCGATTCTTAATTTGTTTTTTACGCTTTCAATTCTTATTCTATTTTCTTCAGTTATCATTTTATGCACCTCTCAAATCTGCTTTTTCTATCCAGTTTTGAACATACGCTAATGCTTCAGTTAAATCTTTTCTTTTCAAATCTCTGTAACTTGCTATGCCGAATCTGTCCTTTAAATCTCTATATATCGCAGGAAACATTAAATTTTTATCTGAATTTATTACATCTAATCTTTGATAAACTCTGATTGATACTGCTTTCTGTAATTTTCTCTGCTCTGCATGATCAATTCTAATTTCATTTTCGACTTTGTTTTCAACAACATCTATTCTGTGTTTTACATTTTTCATTTCATGTGCCTGCATTATTATCATGTCTTCAACTGTCATCGGCTTTTGAAGTTGTTCAATTTTTTCAATAAGCTTAAATCTTGTTTCAGCATTATATCTTGCTCCAAGTTGTAATACTCCCTTATAATTTAAAAGAAACATTGGTTGTTGCTTGTTTTGCAAATTTGTATAGTAGGACTGCTGAAAAATTAGCCGTCCTCTTTCTTCCCCTAGTTTACTGATTTCGTCTCTAATATCAGCTAAAATATTTTTGTGATCTTTTCCTGTTATCTCCGCCACTTCTAAACTTGTCAATGTATTTTTAGCTTCTATGTTTATTAATTCGTTCATCTGTAATCCTCCTACAATTTTTTAATATTTATTATGTTCGTAACAATAATATTTTTAACTTTTGTTTTTTGAGTTTCTTCAATATCCTCTTTCATCAAATTTTCCATTTTTGTCTTGAGTTCTTTAAAATCCTCAAAGCTCATTTTTCTATTCACATTAAAAGTAATTACACCTTGCGAAGTAAATGTAATCCCTGTATTTTCATATTCTCCTGAATATGTTACAAAGTATGTGGTTTCTCTTTTTATTATTTTTCTCAATATTTTTTCAATAAATTTCATAAAAACATCCACCTCCTATAAAAATTTTTCCAGATTTGGCTCTTCAAAAGTTTCAGGTTTGATTATTTTTCCATCTTCTCTTCGAAGAACTGTTCCGTCCTTGCACACCTTTGTCATGTTACTTCTGTGGACTTCTTTAAAAGCCTCATATACTGTATGTATGTCAAAATCAGTTCTTTTTCTCATTTTTTCTGCTGTTGATGTTTCCCAAATTCCACCTTTAAGCCATCTGGTTTTAGCGTGTTCTATGCTTTTACTGTTTTCTAATAAATTTCCAGCTGCAACGTAAAACATGTCACAGACAGCGTCCAATTGCCCTTTTCTTCTCAGTTTTTCTCTTTTGTAAGAACTAGCCTGAAAAAATTCAGTCAGTTCTTCATGAAAGATATTTTCCCTCATTGTTTTTCTTTCAATATTTTTATATTTTCCTGTTCCTATATATTCTCCATCGCCCATTGCACGATAGAATTCTCCTACCATTTCAACCATTCCCATTACTTGCTTATTTGTCATTTTTATCTACCCTCTCTCTAAAATTTCCATATATATTTTATTTTCGCCTTTTCCTGTTAGTTTATGGACTATCAAATCATCAATAAGTTCATCATCTTCTATAACTGTTCCTTTTAAAGAATCCAGTATTGCTTTGTTGTAGTTATCTATATCCCTTTTTCTTCTGCCTTTAAAATATAGCCACATTTCAACTCTTAATCTGCCAGTCAGTAGCTTTCCTTTATACTGTTGCCTTAATTCATATGTTGCTATTTCTTCAAATTCCTTGCCTTTTTTTGATTTAAATCTGCCTTTCGGTTTATTAACCCAAATCTGATTTACAGAAGGTGGCATTGTTGATAAAGTAAGTTTAATCATTATTATCACACTCTTCTAAATACCAATCTAAGTATGTTTTTGCTTTCCTGTAGTCTTCAGTTCCATTTTTCTTTTCTGCTCTTATCAAATATTTCATTGTATTTCCCTTGCAAAATGCCTTAAATCCCTCTTTTCCAAGAATGGACTTAATAACTTCTATGCTTTCAACATTTAAGCCCTCTAATTTATAGTGTTTAGGACTTTTGACATTGTCCTCACTGCTACTCAATGCTTGTTGTTTTTTCTCAATGCCGTTCTGAAAATCCTTAATAACTTCAGATATTTTTCTATCTAATTCTTCTGTTGTCATATTTTCTTTGATTTCTACTGTTCCTAAGAATTTTATTCCCATTTTTCCTCCTATTTAAAATTTTCTTCCTTTTTTATTTCCTCGAATTTCTTTTCTAAAACCGTTTTACTGCCTGAATGTACACTCTTAATTGCTCCCCTGTGTCTTTTTACAAATGCACATATCTTTTCATAGTTATCTGACTTTATCTGATGTACTCCATCGTTCAAGTCGACAATTTCCATGAAATAGATTTTTATTCTGCTCATTACTCTGCTCCTTGAAACAAACTTAATTGTTTTACTTTTTCCTTTGGCAAAAAACTGTTTCTTTTCTTTTCAAGTTCTGAATAATGCTTTCCCCACCATTCATAATTTTCCTTCTCTTTTTTTAAAAATTCATGTCTTTTTTTTAATTCATCAACTATATAGTTTTTAAAAATTTTCTTTTCAAGTTCAAAAATTTTTTTAAGTTCCTTTGGTTGTTTATAAAGCTCTAGTGCTTCTTTTTCTATTTCTCTTCTTTCTTTGACAAAGAGCATTTTATGATTATATTTTTTTTTGAAGTTTTCCTTGTTTTTTAAAAAAGGACACAGAAAATCATAAACTAAGTTAATATAATCAACCATTTCTGCTGGATAAGAATTTTTATCCACAATAGGAATATAATACAAACCCAGTGTCAATCTTTCAAAATCATCTCTTGAAATCCCTTCAAGTGTGTAAAACCAGTAAAATTGAGAATTATCAGAAATAAATTCTTTTTTTGTCAGTAATAATTCAATATTTTCATATGTTATTTCTTTTTTAAAAATACCTCTTAAATCTTTAAAGTACTCTTCATATATTTCTTCAATGATTTTTGTAAGTTCTGCATATCTGAAGATATCCTCGGAACGATAAAGCATGAAATTTGAATTTGAAAAAATGCCATAATCATCAATGTAAAAATCTCTTATTCCTCCCGTTCTTAAATCTGGGATAACAAGTAATTGCATTTCTCCATAAAAATCATTGAATTTTATCCCGTATATTGTTATTACTTTAAAGATTTTTTTCTTTGGGAATAAGTCTCCCCAACGTTTTTCTTCGTTTCCAACGGTTATGAAAATTTTTGAATTTACATCATTTATTTTGAATTTTTCAAGTTTTTTTATTATTTCTTTTTCCTTGCTATAAATAAATTCCTCTAATTTATCATATGCAGCTTTCTTTTTCTTCCTTTTGTGTGCAAGGATTTGCCTTTCAATTGCTTTTCTTATTTCTCTGTCTTTTATCATTATTATTCCTTATTAAAACTGCTCAACTGCTCTATTTTCTCTTTGTTGTTCAGTTTTTCCTGAATTAGTTTGTCTATTTCTCTGTCAATTTCAATATTTCTGTCTTCTAGTTCTGAAATTATCTGATATTTAGTTTTCATTATTTATCCTCTCCTCTTTTCTGCCATTCTTTGAGTTGGAAGATGAAATCCTAAATGTACTGTTCCAAGTTCTCCACTCCTGTTTTTTCTGACTATAAATTCAACTTCTGAATTAACAATATTTTTCTTTTCTTTGTCATAATAGTCTTCCCTATGAAGAAAAGCTACAACGTTACTTGCCTGTTCTATTCCTCCTGAATCTCTCAAATCAGACAGTATAGGTCTTTTATCAGTTCTTGCTTCAACTCCTCTATTGAGCTGAGCTAGAATGATAATGCAAGTGTCCAGCTCTTTAGCTAAAAGCTTTAATCTATTCGACATATATTCAACCTCAAGATTTTTGTTCTGATGTCCGTAAGACTGCATTAGTGTCAGATAATCTATTACAATCACATCAAATTTTTTTCTCTGATGAAGTCTCCGAATCTGATTAACAATTCTCTTGAAGTCAGGATTTTCTATGTCTAAAATTTTTAAATTCATGTCATTTAAGTAACTCATAGCCATATTAATTCTAGTTAATTCTTCATCACTTCCAGTTTTTCTTTCGATTTTTCTGTATTCAACACCTGAATTTATTGCAGCAAGACGATTTATTATCTGCTTTCTGCTCATCTCAAGATTTATATACAGTGCTGGCTTTTCTTTCGCTACACGATAAACAACATTTAACCCGAAAGCCGTCTTACCCATTGATGGTCTTGCCCCTACTGTTACAAGACTTCCTTTTTCTAGATTAAATATTTCGTTTATTTCTGAAAAAGGGAAATTAATAATATTTTCTTTTTTCCCAAGCTCCTGATACCACTCATTAATCAGGTCTTTTATGTCATATTCCCTGTTTTTTGAATCTCCTGAATTTTCAACTTTTTCAATCACTTTAAGAATTTTTTCAAGCTTTTTATCAAGATTTTCAGAACTCATTAAAATTTTTTCAGTTTCTTTGGTTAAAAAATTTTCTTTTGAAATACTGATAAGTTTCTGAACTGCCGTACTTATCACAACTATTTCATGATTATCAATCATATCTAGCAGACTATCTATTTCCCAGTTCAGTTCCGCTATATCAAAACTACCCTTTTCAAGAAATTTATCAGCCATTTCTTCATAAAGATTTCCCAAGTCTTTATCAGAAAAATTTATTTTCTTAAGTCCTATATCCAAAGCTTCCTGCATTTCCTGAGGAAAAGTCAGAAGTCTTCCGATTATTTGATACTCTAAAGTTGAATTATCTGTTGTCGAATTCACTGAAATCATACTCCTTTGCTATCTGTTCTTCTGTTTTTAAACTAGGTGTTTCCTTTTTTTCAAGCTGTTCATAAGTCCCAGCTTGAATTTTGTAAATATTTTCTATATCAAAGAATTTTTTAAAGAAAAGACCAGGATTCCTATTTGCACTTGTTTTCAAATAGTCATTGTTAGTTATATAATTCAAGGCTGTAATAACTTTTTCTTTCCCAAAATGATTAACAGATTTAATCATTTGAGAAAATACTGACATTAAAATAATTTCGACTTGATTGGTCGGTTGGTTGGGTATTATTTTTTTAATCTCAGTTATCATTTCATCAGCTAGAGTTTTTTTATAATCAATATATTTATTATTTAATCTATCATCATCTATATCTTTATCTATCTCTTTCTCTAGGGTAACGTTTTTGTTACACTCTGTTACATCAGTGTTACATTGTAACGCTTTTTTATTCTCTCTATGTTTTCTAACCCTTGCAGCTGCTGAACTTTCACTTCCTGTCGACTCGATAACTTCTGGAAGTAAAAATTCATTTTCTGATAAAGTTTCTATAAGATTATTTTTTTCTAAATACATCAAAGTAATTTTTACATTTTCTGCATCTTCGTCTAATTCAAGAGCCATTTCCTCAGCAAAATTTTCTTCTACTCCCTCAAAAAATAATTTTCCATCGTTTTTCATTGCCAAGAGTTGCAATTTTAAATAAATAATTGTATATGTATCTCCACCAGCAATTTTTCTTAATTTTTTTATTACCCTCTTGTCAAAAAAATCCTCTTTTAATTTCAACCAAAAATATTTTTTTGCCATTTTATTCCCTCTTTTCTCTGTTTACTTGCTTTTAATATGCTAATATGTTATAATTAATACATAAATTAAATTATAAAACCC